GCCTAAAAAACAATCTTCTTCCAGGGTACTGTTCAGCCATCCACTTGTAGCTTTCGCGGCACATATAATCAGCTCCGCCAAACGGTGCGATTACGTCCATAATCCACAAGTTTCCTTCTGTGTCGTCTTTCATCCAGTCTTCCCAATCCAACAAGCCACGCCTGGCTATAAAGTTCACTTCGCTTTGGGGCGTTAGGATTGTGTAACTAAGAAAACCAATCAAATCGCCGTCAGTCTCATCATAAAAAAGTCTGCATCTAGCTGTAAGCAAAGCGGGTAATATCAGCCGCTCCAAATGCTCGATGGTGTATTTTTTATACACATCGCTGCATGACATTAGTTTTACCACTTCCCCTACAGCAGTGTAGAGAGAGGGGTACGCAAGAACGTCATTCCTTGATGCTAGAAGAGTCTCCACTGTCAAATAATCCACTCATGTTATAACGGTTTTTACCTCTACGCTCTAAGTCCATCTGCGTTGCGATGCCGGATGTTACACCAGCAAACAGCTGCCCTAGTGGCGAATACGCTGGCAGTTCAGTCAAAGACATTGCTCTAGCCTGGGCGTTTTGTGATGCCAAGGTGGGGTTAGCGATGTTTGCGTTTTGGCTATAAAGGTCAGACTTCGCGCTTTCGACAGAGCTTCTGGCTTTTGAGCCATACTGGTTAGCCTTGTCGGCAATGCTGCGAGACTGCATATCGTAATCTTTTTTGAGGTCTGCAAACCTACGCGCACGGGCAGAGCTGTTCAGCAAGTTGCTTCTAGCCAGGGCAAGCGTAAGCTCGCGCTGCGCGTCCTTAAACTGGTCTTCCAGCTGCGGGTTCGCATAATCAAGGTAGGATTGTGTTCTTCCAGAATAAAAGCCGTCATCAAAGCCAGCAAAGTTTTTGTCGATGTTCGCCTTACCTTCACGAACACGACCTTGCCGCTCTTCTTCTTTTCTTCTTTGCTCTGCTGCGCCGTTATCGCCGCCACCGCCGCCCATACACATCAGTTAATCACTCCTGGTCTGCGCCATTTCAGTGTACCAGGCTTCGCGCCTGGTGAGCGAACGTAAGCAAAGTTTATAAATGTCTCTCCGTTGCGCCCAAATCCTGGAATAACATTTTCTTTTTTTAGCCCTATAAACTCCAACCATCTATGGACTTGCTTATACCCATCTATTGATTGTGCCTCGACACGGTGAGCTTTCGCATTGTCCAATGCTGGTATTATATCGCGTATCACGCGCTTTGTCAGAAAAGTGCTGACTTTTTGGAATTTGTCTGTCGCAAAAAGCCCCAAACTCCACACACCTGGCCGCAGCGGGATGTACGAAACAACGCCAACAGCTTCAGTATCGCCGAAAGAATAGACGTTTTCGTGGTCGCTGAGACAATGAACCAGGTATTCTGCCAGCTCCTCGCGTCCTTCTGACCAGGTAACGCATAGTATTTCTTCATAGTCGCGCTGCCTCATTTCAAGAGCAACGCTTCTAATCTCATCAGGTGATGCTTTACGGAGAAACATTAGCCAGACTCCGCTGCATTGTAATGAATCGCAATATTGCCGACTTTTGCTGGCCCTGGGGCGGTGCAAGTGAGTTTGGGCGCAATGTGTGTCGAGTATCCAGTAATCGTTGCCCGTCCCAAGCCGTATGTTGTCTTGTAAACTGAGGCCACTTCTTCAGTAATGCTAATGTCCTGGGGGTCGGTTGCCATAGAAACTGACCAATTATTTTCGCAAACTACATCGAGGCCATAATAGTCTTTGGAAGTTGCAGGGGATGAGCCATCGAGGAACGGCATTTGTACCGTTACAGTGCAGCTGTCATAAGTTGTGCCGTCTTCTCCGCCCAGGGAATACAACTTGTCTCCGCTACGACAAAGAACCTGTGTGCCATCATACGCCCACTTGTTCACCACAAAGCCTGGCTCGTAGACTGACCATGCGCTGACGCGAGAGCTTGGGAAGTAACTGAAGACATATACCTTGCTGCCGATTGCCAGGAAGTACCGACCATCTCGCGGTTCGAGTATCGCCTGGCCGTTTTCTGCCAGGGCTTTGTTGTCCTTAATGTCAGTTACCACAAGCTCGTCAATCGGGTTTCCAATGTCGCCAACAAATGCAGCATTTGAAGAGTCACGCGCTTTTAGGCTGCGGACGCCGGACAAGGATAAGTAGAACACATCGTTGTCACCAAACTCCACCACGCTGTCTGGCGCAATAGTGCCAGTGTTGTTTAGAACCTGGATTTGCTGGTTTAGGTCTTCGTCTGCATCCACAAACCATATTTGAACAGCTTGTTCCGCAATCACAGCAACATTGTCAAAATAGTTTGCTATGGCTTTCAGTGACTCTGAGCCTTTAGCGTTGTTAGCCAAGTTAATAAAACCAGCGCCCAGAGATGCGTCATTCCATTCGGCTGGATTATCTACAGCTGAAAAGTGCAGCAGAGAGTCTGACAAAGCGTACATCTTTGACTTAACGGGGCGAACAAAGCTGCCAGGCGTATAGCCTTGAACAGAGCTTGCGTTTGCTCCACCGTCCAAATAGTTCTGAGATGTCGGGTCAAACGCAGTTGTTACATTGCCCGTTACACCGACAGCTACTGTTAGATTGTTGAAGCTGCTGCCGGACTCTTTTGATATAATATTCACATATTGATTAACAGCAGTCGCCTCATACTCTGGAGCTGATGCAAAGTTGTTTATTGCGTCTGCAAGCTGCTGGGCAGTGTAAGTATGTGATGTTTGCCATTTAATCTGACTGCCAATTATGTTGACGCCATCAACCGTGACAGAAGACACAGCATTATCAAAACCGCCAGACATATTGTTTAGGCTGCCCACCGCAGCTGCGCCGTCTGTAAGTACGGAAACAGCAAAGGTATTCGGGCCTACACCTACGTCAGAAGCCGTAATTGTAATAACAGCCCCAGCTGCTGATGCAGTATAGTTTGGCGTAGACGTAAAATTGTTAATTGCTTGCGCGACATTTGTGGCAGTTGTGTTATTGTCCCCCGTGTGAGCAACGGGATTTTCAATTATATCCACGTTGTTCACACGAACCACGCGGATGTTGTCACCTGGGTTATTTGTTCCAGCTGTTATTGTGAAACTGCCAGTAGCAGCGCCGCCGCCGTCTGTGCCGCCAGTTATCTCAATGGTTGCCCTGGCTCTTCCGTCAAACCAGTCTGTAATACGCACACCATTGTAGTAGTGGAATATGCGGCCATCGGCGAACCGCCCAGCTGCGTAGACCTGGCCGTTGTAGAAATCAACAGACAGCACCTCTGTCAACGCCTCACCGCTTGGGTGTTGAAGTCTGACGTAACTAAGGTTTGCTGGCGTACCAGGTGCAAAAGTAACGCTAGATGCGGGGTCAGAACCAAACACATAAATCTGACCGCCAGCAGCAGCCAGGCTTGTTGTATTCGAGGGGAGGGTGGCCAGCTCGACAAAAGCATTACGCTTCTCAATCTCGCCACCACGGGTAATATGCGCGTTAGTAAGCGTAACAAGCGTACCAGGTGTAGCTGTTACGTTCATGCGCCTCGTATCCAGGCCGCCCCTAAAATCTTCAACCAGGATATACGGCATGGCTTATGTTGTCCTTGCGATTAGTGGTGGGCCTTTCGGGCGGTACATACCTTCTGGTTCGCCGCCGCTAATGACAAAGGTTTCAGTCTTGGCCGTCCGTGCCTTGAGGCGCGAATAATGCGCTTGCGCCTGTGCAAGTTTGTTTTGAGCGTCTGCTTGTTTTTGACGCGCAAGTATCTCGGCAGCTGCGTACAACACAATCAGCTGGTCATCGAGGTCAGCAGTGTCACTGTCTGCAATTAAGGCAGACAAGTTCTTGATGCCGTAAATGCGAACAGAACCAGCTCCATCAGCCTCACTGTTGTTTGCCGGAACAGGCCACAGTTCAATCTGATTGTTTTCGTGGTTATCGAAACGGCGAATAGGCGATGAACGGACGCCGTTATCACTGTCATGCTGGTTATATTGGTCTGAACCAATACCGTATGTCAGCTTTGTCCACACATCGCCATGCTTTGTTTCGACTCGCTCGATGCGCTCAAAGACGACATCAGATGGCAAGTCATAGTACCGCTGCCCTGCACTAATCGTCAGGTCACGCTTTACACGCAAAAACGGCCAGCTGTAGTCATCCCACAGTCGCCGCTGCACACGCTGAATCTGGTTAATAATGACATCCCTGGTTGCTTTGCCCAGGTTAGGCTGCAACGAATGTCCAACCTCTGCCCTTAAATCATCAATCAGCTGCCCTAATGAAGTGCCTCTGGCCATACGTCTACCCTTCTACATACGCCTCGTTTTCTGGCGTTTCTGGGTTATCGGCCACAAAAGCCCCTTTTATTGTCCTTGCACGTTTTTTGGCAGCTGGCTTTTTAGGTGCAGCCTTTGCCTTTTCGCGCTCGGAACGCCATACAGGGTCTAGTGACTCATTTGGGATACGGGCTTCTGCAAGCGTCTTTGGCAAGTCGCCAAACTGGTTAAACAGATTCACAACTTTTTCATCGCCGTAAAATCTGCCTAGACGGTCACGTTCTGCTTCGCTGGTCGTGTCCTGTGTTTCGATAACCTTAATATTAGTGACAGCCCCTACACCGTGGATTTGCTGAAGCAGCATAATCTCTGGGATAGAAACAATGGGTTTTGGCACAACAGCTCTAATATCCCCGCCGATAGCTACTGTGCATTTACAAAATTCAAACATTCATACCTCCAAGTAAGAAAGGAGAGGCGGTTTCCCGCCCCTCCAGGGTTTGAGATTAGACAATCTCGTAAACACCGTGGCAATTCAGCTGAGTAGCTGAAAGTGCTGCGGTTGTTGTGATTGCGCGATACATCACATACTGGTCGGCTGGGCGAGCAGGGCTGTGACGCTTCATCTTCTCGCCGTCCATGTAGTACATGCACAGTTTTGATGAGTCGATGATATAGCAGCGCTTGTCAGGGTTCTGGCCAGAAATGGTCAAGTCATCGAGTGCTGGGTCATAGACAAACTGCAAACCATTGTAGTTAATCTCGCCCATTGCGATGTTCTGACCACGGGCAAAGCCTGTCTGGCTGTAGTTACCGTTCCGGCGCAGCTCGTCCGCAAGGCGGTCAAGGAACGCAGAACCACAAACAGCAATGTTGGGCTTGCCACCAAAACGCTTCAGCTGACGCATTTCCGCATGAAGTGTCTCAATCAACTCCTGGCCAGTAGCCGAGGTTGAGATTGCGACATTCGCACGGTTCCGCCACCAAGTGTTGCTGACAGTAGACAGACCGCCGACAGTCGTGCCAGCAGTTGTTGGGTCATCAACGATAAGCGTTTGGATACCAGCGATAGCATCCGCATCAGCAGTACCGTCACCATAAAGAAAGTCGTTCATGCCACGGGCATAACCTTCCATCATGTCGTCCAGCTTATCCTGGAACAAGTTGACCAGAACAGTAGAGTCACGGCCACTATGGTTAGATACGTTAGATGAAGTGGTGCTATCAGTGACGCTGATACCGTCCTTTTTCAGTTCGGTCAGTGTCAGTGAAATACCAGCATGGTGTTCTTTCCAGGCGTAGTTAGCGCGCTGGATGTTTGCTGGGTTAGCGTAAGTCACAGTGTCGTTGTGGGTATAACCAGATACTGTAGTAGTATATGTACCCTTCACTGCGACAGAAAGCTCACCTTTACCACCAGGGAAAGTCTTTGCTGCGGAATCCATAGCTTGCAGCAGCGGCTTGTCCTGGAGGCTCTGGGAGTAGACGTTGCCTTTGTCGATATAATAATCGAGTGCGGCGTTGGCGATGTTCGCCAATTCGGCTGATGAAAAAGCCATTGTTGTCGCTCCTTATGCGATTAGGTGGAGCCTTGTGCCAGAGCTGCTTGGACTGCTTCCATTAAAGTATTAGGCTCTGGAGTAGGTGTTCCACCAAGTTTGCCACCAGATGCCGTTTTCATTGGGCGCTTGTTTCCAAACCTTTGTGCAAACCTCTGATTGACAGCATCGTAGGCTTCTCTCGCCATCTCTACTGCCTGTTGAGGGGTCTGCGGTCTTCCACGTTCAGCGACTAACACCCTTACACGGTCATCAATTTCAGCTTCTTTGAGGTCATAGTCGGGGTCTGATTGCCGAGTTTGAGTTTCCCAATCCGTAACAGTAGCAGCCAACTGATTAAGTTGCTCGGTCTGCTGTTGTGCCGCTTGCCGCTGGCTAGTCTGTTCCATCTGCTGCTGGAGCCTTTGGTTTTCAGACCGTGCCACTGATAGCTCACGGGCCGCATCCTCGTCTAAGTATCCATCATCAACCTTGTTGCGAATATCGTCTGGCAGTGTTTGGCCTGTCGCTAATGACAGGTTCTTCACATACGGATAGAGAGCATCGAGCGCACCTTTCGGGTCGTTCTTCATCAAGGCCATAATCTGAAAGCCTTGCGCTGCCTCTTCAGCTGACAAATCATTAGCTGACAAAAAGCCAGTAATCTTGTCATACTCATCCGCGCTTTTCTTGTATTCGTTGCGCTGGTTAATAACTTCCTTAAAACGTGGGTGCTTGTGGAAAGGAACATCATCAAACGATTCATCAGATTCTTCATCTGACTCATCATCGCTTGCTAGATACTCGCCTTCTTCATCATCCTCTTCTGTTTCCTCATCGGACTGCGAGTCCGCATCTTCGGAAGACATCATCGCGTCTTGAACAACGCTAAGTAAATCTTCCTCAGTTTCGCTTTCTGCGCTTGACGACTGCGCTGCTTGCTCGTCCTGGTCGTTTTCAGAGTCGATGGACGGTTTCAACTCTTCAGCTTCTTCAGCCATATTTGCGTCCTCTCCACGGCAAATGCCGTTACTTACAATATACCGTTGTTTGTCGCTTCTATCAACAAAGTAGGCACATTCTTACTGGTTGTTACCCATTGGCGCTAATCCTCCACCGCTGGGTAGTTGTCTCGGCGCATTATCTGCACCGCCTCCTGGACTGCCCTGCAATGCAGGGTCGCCAGTTCCTGGCCGCTGTTGTTGGTTCATTGCAACAACAGACGGTATCTTTTCTGCAAACGCAGATGACAAGTCGAGCTTATCATCCAGGCGCTTCAGCAATTCTTTAGCCAGCCATTTCGGGTCGATGCCTGGTATCTGCAACAAGAACGGCATAATCCGCTCGATGTTCGCAAGCTCGGCTGCACGATTGGGCTTGCCTGTAGAGCCAGCTTCAATCTCCAGGAAGACTTCTTCCATTACGTCTTCCCTG